TCTAGATAAGCTGCTATCGCCATCTTTCTAATCTTTGCATCAGATTTACCTTTGAACTGAGGTGCATCTGACTTTCTGAAATCATCTATATAATCACCTGCATCATCTTTCTTTGGGTCTAACTCCATAGTTAGTGTGCTCAATTGTTGAATTATTGACATGAGAGTTGGTGATGGTATAGATGCAAGTATCTCTGCTTGTTGTTTAGTTATACCTTTAATTTTATCTAATTTTTTCTTAATTTTAGGCATTACTTTTGATTCATACTTTGGCGACTTTCTCTTAGTGCCATCTGATCTTGGTATTAAACCTTTTGCTTTGAGATGTGCCTTGTCTGTAAATCCTGCATTGCCTGACTTGTATCTCTTCATCGCATCGGCAGTATTAGGTGCCTTCTCATCAAGAGTTTCTTCTGACATGCGTAAGAACATTCTGTTCTTCTGTTGACCTTTATCAGATGCAGTCATGCCGACCATTTTTGCAATGTTGTTTATGTATTTCATGCCTGCTTCAGCATTCTGTTTGTATCTCTTACCCATTTCTGCTTTAAGTTTTTTAGTAATTACACTTAAAACTGAATCTACACCTGTGACAAGTTTACCCTCATATAAATCATCACCCTCTGGTGTATAATCCATGACTATAGTAGAACCTGTTTCTATACAATCAGATAATGCAAACTTAAAATCTCTAGTCTTTTTGTTTAGATCATCTAGTGTTTCTCTTTGTTCTGAACCTCTAATCTTAGATTTAGTTCTGATAATTAAATTTTGTAGTTTGTCTGCATTCTTGTATTCTTTGACAAATCTATTTACAACTTTTGGTGGTAATGCATCTGCTTCTGTAGCATCAGGATTTGAAAATGCCTCACCATACATTGCTTTAAATTTCTTTGTGTGTTTAGACGGTTTAGTCTTTTTCATTTTACCTGTCTTAGGGTCTTTGTCACCTGGTGCAGGTTTGTAAGCGGCTGGATTATCATCAGACATACTTGCACCTCTCTTGAAGTGTGCATCTCTGGCATCTTTCTTATCTTTCCTTACGCCTGAGTAGTATTTCTTAGGTTGAGTCCCTTTTTTATCATCGACATCGGGGTCTTGTGCGACTCTGCGTATTTTTTCTCTTATTAAGTCTAATCTGTCCATAATACTATTTATTAAATAACCCTGTTTCACCTTTTGGTATTGGCTTAGATAATGCTTGTTTACCCATAAAGTAATATCCTTTAAAGCGTTTATTCATACCTGCTTTCTTTGAATATAATTGTCTTTCTTTCCATAATGTTGCCATCTTATTGCCTGGAAAAGATGTTGTCCATGACATCATTTTAGTATACAATTTATTTGTTTTTTGTTTTAGTGCTTTGAAAGTATCATCATTATTGATTTGAATAAAGTCTTTTTTAAATAGTTTTCTCATACTATCTGCATTCTTTTGAACTTTCTCCCACTCACCTTGAACAATTGCAGGTGCAAGTTTTCTTGGTCTTGCCTCGTTTCTTTGTTGTGCAAACTCTAAACTTGTATTTACAAATATCATTTTATATTCGTATCCTAATTTATCTAAAAGATTTTTATAACTTTTAATCTTTGTCGTATTTGCAGAAGTCGTGTCAAAAACCATACCTAATCTTTCATCGATGTATCTATCTAATGCCATGTTTGTGATTCTTTTCGCCTTTTTTCTGATAGGTTCTTTTACATCTTCTGGTGTTTTTCTTAAATCTAAACTCATACCTGCCTTTTTTAAACCTTTTTCAAATGCTGTATCTGAATTAACTATTTTAAGACCTAATGATTTTAACGCAAGACCATCTACAACTGTAGATTTACCAGAACCAGGACCACCCATAAGAAATACTGCCTTGAAAATACCTGGGTCGTATACACCCTCTGTAATTAAGTCTTCTTGCATGTATTGTGGTAAAGTGCCCTCTGCAATACCCATGCCCTTACGAACATCTTTGTATAGTTGTTCTATCTCTCTGTTGTTTCTAGTTGGCACACCATTTTTAAATGAATCAAAATCGCCTTTCTCAGCGGCTGCTCTCATCTTACTTGCACTCATGCCTGATACATCGTCTGCATCTGCATCTCTTTCACCTGCACTTACTATTTCTATATTGTTGAACTTGTAAAAACCATGACGACCTTTTACTGAATTATATTTTTTTAGTAATGTATCAAACTCTCTGATTCTATCTGAACCTACAACCATATAGATATCTCGATACCCTTGATTGTATAATGCAGTTGCAATATCAAATACAGTTCTTGCACTTACATCTGGCACACCTATCTTTTTACCAAAAAACTTTCTGAGATATCTTACTTTAACTTTGTGTGGCAGAGGATTCTTTTTAGGGTCATTTGAGTGAGATGTAAATATAAGTGCATCACCACCTGCCGTTCTTGCAACTTTAGATAGTCTGTCTGCTAGTTTTGCATGACCTGTTGTGGGTGGGTTGAATCGACCAAAAGAAAAGACTGCTGGTCTATCTTTTGCTTCACTTAGAAATCTCTTGTAAGTTTTCATGAGTTTTGTGCCCTGTCTATTTGTGCCTGTGTGGGTGCACCTTTCTCACCTTTCTTTCTCATTCTTTCACCAGAACCTTGTTTGATTCTCTGTCTTTTTTTGTGAATGTTGGCCCAAAGACTTTCATTCTTTTCTTTTGTTTTCTTCTTCATCTTTTCGATGTATTTTCTATAGACAGCTGCCTCTGCCGTTTTACCCATTTCTCTTGCTCTCTGTTCCATAGCAACAGCGGCCTGTATTTTATGTGCATGTTTTCTGCCTGAGTTTTCTATCTTTTTAATACTCGCTTCGGCAGTTGCAACATCTTTAAAACCTAAACCATGTATAGTATCTTTAGGATTCTCATCTGTGTATAGATCAGAATGTTTTTTAGAATTTGCAGGTTGACCTTTCTTTCTAGGTATTCTAGGGTTATCTTCTTCTGTAAATTGTTTAAATGTCTTCATTTGTTCCTTACATTTCCTATCGCATCTGTATATGCAAGTGTTAGTGGTAATAATTCTCTTATGGGTAAATCTATCTTCAAACAGTTGACTTTGATTTTAGGATTGATAAGAACTGTTGTTAAAAATCTGTGATGACCATCTATAATTCTATTATCTTTTGATACTACAAAGTTATTGTTCTTAGATGTTAAAAAGTTTAGAGATGATTCTACACCATCTTGTGATACTTTTTTGATTGATTTATCAAAGTATATCTGTGCCTGTATGGGTTTTAAATTACCAACTGCAATCTTCTCATTTGATACTTTTACTATATCATCTTTTGGGTCACCGTCTGCCCTTGCAAGACCACTTCGCATCCAAATATCACCTGTTTGTTTAGTTAGACCTTGTGGATATGGGTCATCTGGAAGATTATTCTTTGCAAAAGGTTTACTTATATCAATAGAACCTTTTGATAATCTTGTTTGTAATTGTCTAACATCATTATTAGTAATAACAGGCATGTCTTTTCTTCTTGCAAATCCTAATCTAGCACTTTTTTTTGCAAGTTCATAATTCTTATCAAAGTTTGGTATCTCATCTTCTAGATTCATGCCATTTTTTCTAAACATCTTTTCTGCATAGTCTCTAGCAATCATTACAGGAGTGTTAAGTAATTCTAATTTACCTGCTTTTGCACCGCCAGCTTCTACAAGTATGTTTGTGTATTCGTCTGTTATGTGTTCTAAAAAACTCTTCATTATTTGTTCCAATTTTTAGCAACTGTAAAGTTATTTAGTGAGAACTCCATACGATCTACTAACTTGACTGCTTTTCCTTCTTTATCAATCGCAACATATCCCTCAGGATTTACCGTCTTTAATCCTTTGTCCGTTACCACAAAAGTTCCGATAGATTTGGCCTTGTTTAAACCTTTTATTACAATATCTTTTGCTACTACTAATTGTGTTTGAAAAATACATAATGCATCTATAAAAACTTTTGCACTCATGAGTTCTCTTCTCAAATTATCACCCATTTTTCTTTTCATTTCTTTTGTTTTTTCCATTTTGACTTTATCAACTACTTTCTTTTTCCAATAATCATCAAAGTATGAGAGATATTTTTTGTAAGATAAATCAAATTTACCTTTTCTAATCTGAGTGTTTACATATGTTTTATATGTAGCACCTGCACCTTTCATTGCAATTGTTTGTTGAACTTTCATAAACTTAATCAATGCAGGTTTCTTAATCTTTTGAAATGCTTTACCTGTATTTGTTAATGCTTGAGATAATGCAAGTGTCTCTTTTGCAGTAAGAGTCGAATTACCTGACACATCTTTATATGATGCATCATCTAACCAGATATCGGAGGAGGCTCCGAGAGTGGAAATATCTACGCCAAAACTGGCAGTCAAATCGTCTATGGTGCCACCAGAGTATGATGTATGAAATACTATTCCGTATTTTGCGTTGTCAATTGTTTGACCTAATTTACTGTCTTTTTGTATTGCATAGAGTATTGTGTTAGGTTGAAATGTAATATACTCTATATCATCTATCTTCTGTTCTTTCTTATCACTATCTGTGAACATAAGATCACCTTGGAATATTTTATCACCCCATGATAATTTTGATAAGTATCTGTATGATTCTAAGAACTTAGTCTCTAGATCACCAGATAACTCTGATGCGTTTTTAATTTCTGATTCTGATGTGTAGAAAAGTGGTTCTTTATTGAATAATGATTTCTTTGCGACAAAGAATCTGCCGTCTTCTGGATGTTTTCCTGCCCATATTGCTGGCGCACCATCCCATTTTACAGTCATGTTGACTGCACTCTTAGAATTACCTTTCATCATGTCTCTTAATGACCTGACAAAGTTTATAGCTGCACGACCACCATCAATACCATTGTTGATGATCTCGTCTTCTAGGTGTTCTAAATGTAGATTTCTAACTGCCATAATAGTAATATCACAAAAAATTGCGTAATATTACTATTTATGATTCCATAACTCCCGCTGGGTCTTCACCATTGTCTACAATTTTTTGTATGTGTGCAAGGTCTGTGTTCAATTCTGCTATGATTGTATCATAGTGTGGTGCTAATGCATACAACTCATCATCTGTTTTACTTTGACAAAACTGCCATAAATTGTATAACTCTTGGTCATTGTCACTCGCTGAACCATCAGATGTAGGATTATCAGTTCTCCAGTTGTCTGTAAAACCTCTTAAACCTGTATCACTTGTAGTTGTGTAGCCATATCCCCAACGAGATACATGTGAAGTATCATCTTTTATAGCTAAAAGATTCTCTTTTAACTCTTGATAGTAAGCTATTTTTTCTTCTAGTTGTGTTTTTATATCTGCGTATAAACCCATAGTATCTCCTAATGATACTACTATTTAGTTTTTTGCGAGCGGGCGTGAGTGTAGTTTCTCTTCTATTTGCGTAATTTTTTGTGAAACAATTTCTGCCTTACGGTTTTCACCGTTTTGTTTGAACGAACGAAGTTCTCTCTTCAAGGCGACCTTTTGAGATATTAGATTAATAACTTCGTTAGACTTCAAATTTTTCATGATATAATTCTATTTATACCATTATATAACAAAAAAACCACCTTGAAAAGGTGGTTTTTAAGAGTAGTTTGTGTTTTAATATGTCGTCTGACCAATTTAAATCGATTTAAATCTACTACTAAAACAATCGACATGTGCATTTATTGTTCTAAAGTTTTGAATGGGTCTATTAGAACTCGGCGCTCGCCGAAACACTTAGACCAACCTTTCGGTCGACAAGAACTACATCCATCCAAAGCCTAATCAACTGTGTTCAGTTCTTGTCTATCTGTTTAAAGTAGGGGAGGGGGCTCCTTCTCCTCACCGTTCTTGCGCTACCCATGCTTCTTTAAACAAAATTCAAAGGGGTGAAGTTCGATTGAAACTACTCGGCGTTTCGAACCACTGTTTCGTTTCCATCCTGAGTGAGATATTAAATCTCCCTACTAACTGTTAGACGACTATACTCTCTTATTCTCCAAGAATCTAACACTGCAAGCAACC